GGAAAGGTAACATGGATGCACTAGATAGTGCTAAGTTTATACTAGAGCTAATGATGGATAAGCCAGAAGCAGGGAAGGAGAATGACTAATGGATATAGAACACAAAACAAATGAATACATGGTAAACTATCTGAACGAAGCGTTAGATGAGAAGATCTTCTACTTAGAGGACACGTACAACAGAGACTTTGGTAAGGCTATCATAGTTATGTATCATAAGATAATAACATTGACTGATAAGCTATTGTATACGTTGTATAGTTTACGGCAGTTAGACCTGTCACCTGAGGCATACAAAGATGCTATCTATATAGTAGTAAGTGGAATGGAGGACTAACAGATGACAGTTAATGAACTAATAATACACATGCTTAGACACTATCAGCTAGACAACAGGGTGTTAGTGAATACAAAAACAAAAGGAGAGCACTTATTCTGTGATGCTATAGCTATCCACCGGATTGACAAAGATACTATAGCCATAGTAGGTAAGAAGGGTGAGGATGATGAAGCTTAACTTAGATGTACAAGACAGACTAAGACTAGCTCATGCATCTGTCTGCAAGGAGGAGAACAAAAGGATGCGTGAGGTATTTAAAATGAGAACCTATAAGGAAGGTGATCAGTGGACACAACAAAAGAACAGACAAATAACAGGAGCTAAGGGAGGTAAACAGAACAACCTCAAGAGGCTATGGGTTAAAGAGAGGACAACAAGATGATTAAACTACACTTAACGAACCGGCATGGAGGTACACCTTTACACATGTATCTCAAAGGAAACTTTACTATGTATGAGAGGTATGATCACGGCAAACCTAACGCAATTACTGTAATCATGGATGGTTGCCACAACAACGGAGGTTGGCACGTAGAAGAATCTGTCGAGGAGGTTAATCGTATGATTAGTGAGCAACTTGATTAAGCTACATGGAGTTGGCCCAGATAACATGCACTACAGTCACAACTATTTCGTGATACCTATAGCATACGAAGATACAAAGGATCTCATACTCAACGTACACTACGCCAGACGTATGCCTTCCGTATCGTATGCCTTCGGTTTGTATCGAGGCATGGATGGTCTACAAGGTGTATGTACATTCGGCTCACCTGCTTCACCTTGGTTGTGCAAGGGTGTGTGTGGCGAGGAACATAAGTCTAAGGTACTTGAACTCAACAGGGTAGTGCTAGTAAACAACAGGCCTAACGAGGCAAGCTTACTTGTAGCTAGGTCTATTGCATTACTACCCAAGCCTAAGGTATTAGTAAGCTACGCTGATACAGCACACGACCATGTAGGTTACGTATACCAAGCAACCAATTGGTTATACACTGGTGCAACCAAGCCTCGCACTGACATAGCTACTGTGAATGGCAAACATCCCAGACACCATGCAGGTGACAGGACTAAGCGTGTTTACAGATCAGCCAAGCATCGCTATGTGTACATACATGGCAACAAGAAAGACAAAAGATTACTAACCAAGTGCCTACGTTATGGCACTGAATCATATCCAAAGAAGGAGATCATACAATGAGTGGAGATAAAGTACCTGACCTAGATGAGAAGGGTAAGTTTGTATGGTATGAGCCCAACATACCGGAGGGCTTTACCGACATACGATTATGGGACGTTGTGTTCACAGTACACGATGACAATGGCGACCCAGTTGAGAGGCCTGACGGAGGCATAATGTTTTACACTGCACCCAAGCTAGACTTTGGTAGCTGTGAGAATGACGTAGAACTAGACGACTTAGTACAAGAGGAGTATTAACATGAAGAACAAACCTTACTACCGAAGCAAGCCTGTAACAGTACAAGCACGTAAAGACAGACGTGATGACATCATAGCCAAGATAGCTACAGTAATATTTGTAGGCTTTGCTTTTATCGGCATGGGATATATCTTTTCCCTTGCTATATTTTCACTATCCAAATTGTTTTAAGAGGAGACAATCACATGACTAAAGATACTACACTTTTTACTACACCTAATGCGATTAGGGGTCAGTTCTTTGATCTAATATATGACTTACCCTTTGACATCTATGAAACAGAAGACTTAGGAGAAGGTAACATCGCAGTAATTTTTAAAGGCATACCAGAAAGAGAGGTTGATAATGACTAAATATAATCTATGCGTAACATACAATGACAAGCTATGTAGGATCACTACATGCAAGACACCCCAAGGTGCGGATCTAATGCTACAGATACTACAACGAGTGTACCCTAAGTACGACTTCGAAGTATCAAAGAAGGCAGTAAGTACAGACCTATCTGATAGAGATTCAGAACTGCAACAAGACTTACGACACGTACTACTTAACCCCTACGAATATCGAGGCACTGAGTCTCGCTTAATAGTAATTGATGGAGGACTATCATGAAGAATCATACTCGACCAACAAAGAAGTTTAGCCAGAAGAAATACATAACCTTAACAAAAGATGACACACTTAAGGTTCTTAGTTTGTACAACACAATCAACAACATGCTCAATGATGTAGGTGAGACACTAGATATAGATCTAAGTATGCTTAAAGACTTGAGGAGTAAGAGTAGTACTATAGATGACATCTTTAACTTTCGAGGTAAGGTTCAAGACAACGGTGACGTATGGCACTGGGCTGATAGTGTATTACCAGATGATGACAAGGCGTATTACTACCATGAGACAGACTAATAGTGCTTGTATGGTTTGAGACATTAGTAAAATGGATAGTAATATTAATAGTAATATATGTACTCTTCGGAGTAGGTAGTGGTATACTTTAGAAAGGAGAATGAATGGAACTTAAACCCAGTAATACTATTGAGTATGCGTGTGAATACTACATGCGAACACCTAAGTATTCTGCTTTAAGTCAGCGTAGCAAGTATGACTATGATTTAAATCTGCGTCATGCTTGCGCTACCAAGGTGCAAAACAATAAAGTTATAGGTAACATTAAGCTAAAAGATTTAAAGTTTAAACATATAACATTAGGTTATGATACTTGGTTGGAGAACAAGGGTATACGTCAGGCTAACTACATAGCTACATGTATTGGTATTGTATTTAATACAGCCATACGACATGAGGCATTGCTTAGTAACCCCGTATCCCTTCTCCAACGCACCAAGGAGAAGAAACGTAAGATTAAATGGACAGAGGCACAGGTTAAAACATTCTTAGATACAGCTTATAGTAACTGGGAATGGCGTAGCATCGGACTGATTGTACACATGGCATACGAGTGGGCTCAACGTGTAGGTGATATGCGTTTACTTACATGGAACAACCTTGACCTTGAAGACAAACGTTTAGACTTAGAACAAAGTAAACGTAGGGCAGATGTACACCTACCTATTAGTGATACGTTATGTAGTATGCTACTACAACAAGAGAAAGACTTTGGCTTCCAACCATATGTAGCACCTCGACCAGAGGTTTATAACGGTGTATACACAGCGTATGGTTCAACAGATATACATAAGTTAGTGAATGAGGTTAAGGATATTGCAGGGCTACCTAAACAATTAACTGCATTAGACTTACGTAGAACAGGCATCACTGAGATGGTAGAGGCAGGGGTAGACACACTAGGTATCATGCAGGTTAGTGGACACACTAATCCTCAGAGTGTTAAGCCTTACTTAGTCAACACATTCAAGGGTGCAAGTACAGCACTAAACAAAAGGAGCAGTAACAAATGAACATAAAACATTTTGTAGATGGGCTATGTCTAAGTGAAGGAGATAGTACACGCATGTCCTGCCCTAACTGTAATGGTAACAATACTTTTACTGCATCAAAGGATGGAGGTATCGTTGTGTACAACTGTTACAAGCTAGGGTGTGGTGTACGTGGTGCAGTCACTACAGGCATGACTGCCTTGGAGGTACGTAACCATATGCAAAACAGAGACATACCTATACGCAAACAGCTAGAGCCTATGGCTTACCCTGAGTATGTAGTTAACCCTACGCTTGAGCATGTACTACTACACAAGTTTACTAAGCGTTGGGATCTAACCAATGAAGACATATTGTATGACGTTAAAGATAGACGAGCTGTCTTTCCTATAGTTGACAAAGGCGTAGTAGTAGATGCAGTAGGTCGTGCCTTGGATGGTGCTGTGCCTAAGTGGTATAGGTACACAGGTAATGCCTCTGTATACAAACGAGTACTAGGTAAACCTAATGGTGTGTGCGTGGTAGTTGAGGATGTTATAAGTGCTATAGCAGTAGCTCAGATATCCCCTAACACTACAGGTGTAGCTATCTTAGGTACGTCATTAGGCCTAGCTCAGATGGAACACATAGGAGATTTCTATAAGGTTATCATAGGCTTAGACCCCGATGCTATGACTAAGACGTTAGCCTACAAGAGGGAGGTAGAGGCGTGGACAGGTAAATCAGTTAAGGCATTGAGGCTTGACGATGATATAAAATATAAGTTAGATACAGATAGAGAACGATTGAAGGAGATGATAAATGATCTATGAGTATGCTATATGGGTGGCTGTTATTATGTATGCCTTGGGTGCTATACTACTCATGAACATACTTGATTCTGTACACAGAGAAGATCGTAATGCACCTATAAGGTTAGCATTGATGTGGCCTTACGTAGCCATAAGAATAATTATAGATCGTATAATATATGGAGATGATAAATGATGGAGCTCGCACTCATTAGAACTTTGATGAACAAGGAGTTCTACGATAACAACAAGGGCATAAGATGTCCTGATGAGTTGTTCAGTAAAGATGTTCGTAAGATGAAGCAGACGCTAGACTATGCCATGACTACGTATGAACGTAGCCTGACTGCATCAGAGTTAGAGGCTTTGTTCTTTGCTAACAACAGCACTATGACTACTGCTACCAAGCAGGTGTATACTGATTTGTTTAAACGTATAGCTCGTGAACAACCTATGAACCAAGACATAGCTGATGAGGTATTGTCTAAACTATTTCAACAGGTACTAGGTAATCAGGTAGCTAACATAGGATTTGATTACGTTAATGGATCTCTTGATAGCCTTGAACCTTTACGTAACTTAGTAAAGAAATATCAGGATGACTTTACGCCTAACTTAAACATAGAGTTTGGTGATATAACTATTGATCACTTACTTAAAGCTAATGCCATACAGTCTCA